AAGCAGACCTCGGCAGCGACGACCCGGCACCGTGCCAAGAAGTCGGCATCGCGTTGCTCAAACAGGTCGAGCTGCGCATCACGGATGATCTGGCCAACTTTCATATGAATATGATCACAACCACCGCGATGGCTGAAACCACATACAAGACCATGTCGGCAGCCGCGGCTGCTCTGGTTTCAAGCGGGTGTGCTGGCGGCAGCAAGGCACGCTGCAGGCGCAGCATGTCGGGGTCTGATTCTGGGGTCAGGGGAAGCTCATAGCATGAGCCGATGATCACTTTGCCGGTATCAATTTTTTTAGCCATGGTTTACTCCTTAGATACGTTTGAGAAGGTTGGACACTTGTGAGGCGTTCCAGTTGGTGTTGCCGCGTGGGGTAGCCACGCCGCGTGCTTGCAGGGCTGCTGCGATATCGCGCATGGTGTCTGCGCCAGACTTGGTGATGATGTCGCGCACAATGGGGCCAACGCGCTCAGCGTACTTGTCGGCCTTGGCTTGGATCTTGGCCACGCCGATGGCAGAGCCGATCTGGGGTGTGGGGCAGCCGAGGGTGCGGCCCTGTGCTTTGACCTGCGCCAGCGCTGCCTTGGTGCGCTCGCTGATCTTGCGTGCTTCCCACTCAGCGAAGACGGCCATCATCTGCAAGAAGGTGCGGTCAGCTTCGGGCATGTCGGCGCAGACGAAGGGCACGCCGGACTCAAGCAGGCCAGAGATGAAGTGCACGTTACGGGCAAGGCGGTCGAGCTTGGCAATGACCAGCATGGACTTGGTGCGCTTGGCGGTGGCCATGGCAGCGGCCAGCTGCTCGCGGTCATTCTTGCGGCCAGACTCGACCTCGGTGAACTCGGCCACCAGCTCGGCGGTGCCGATGTGCTTGGCCACAGCTGCACGCTGGGCATCAAGGCCGAGGCCGGACTGGCCTTGGCGGTCGGTGGAAACGCGGTAGTAGGCGACGAATTTGGACATGGTCATCACCTTAGTATGTAATGCCACGGGTTGTAAAAAAAGCAACAACCTGTTGGTTATATTCGCCAGTGCTGAGCAAAACGCCAATGCTGCCGGTGAAGATTGAGTCCCACTGGCGCTCTGTCACACCAGTTTCGATGTACACAGTGGCATTCGCATTATCGTAAGCGCTGCCAATAATGTCTTGCGCTGCGTAGCGGTTTGCGCGGCTCTTAATCTTTCTGGCCATCGCTTGGAAGGCATCGTATCTCAGGTTGTTTGTCATGTTGAACTCCTTTGCGCTTTATCTGCGCGTTAAACACAAACGTATGTTAGCACGGTTTGTATATCGCTTTGGAAGTACCTAAACCAAGTATTTTCTAGGGAGTTACCCTAATACAACATATTTGGCTGGGCAGGCGGTATCAGGTAGATATACACTCAGCGCCCATGAAACCTAAACTCAAACCTTTTCTCATGCGCTTGCACCCAGCCACGCGGGAGCTGCTTGACAAGGCGGCTCTTGACCAAGGGCGCAGCGTGTCATCCTTGATCGACCAGTGTGTGCGCGAGCAGCTGCAGCCACGCTACGGCGACCTTCAGCCCCGGCTGCAGCGGTTCCTTTCCGGGGTGCGCCAGCCATGACACCACAGGAAGCACACAAGTTGTTGGACAAGGTGCAGGATGGCCAGCTGGTGCCGGCGCACTTGATTGAGCTGGCGCTGGTGGCCACGGGCGACAAGCCTGCGGAGCTTGGCCATGAGTGAAACAATCCTGGCACTGGACTTGGGCACCACCACCGGCTGGGCATGCAGGCCAATGGACGGCAGCATTGTGCATGGCTGGGCCAGCTTCAAGCCCGGCAGGTACGAGGGCGGCGGCATGCGCTACTTGCGCTTCAAGCAGTGGCTGACCGAGCTCAAGGGCACGGTGGGCGGCGAGCTGCAGGCCGTGTACTTTGAAGAGGTGCGCAGGCATGCCAGCACCGACTCTGCGCATGTCTACGGTGGGCTGATGGCCACGCTGACCAGCTGGTGCGAGCACCACAAGATCCCTTACCAAGGCGTGCCGGTGGGCACCATCAAGAAGCATGCGACCGGCAAGGGCAACGCGGGTAAGCAGGACATGGTCGAGGCCATGCAGCTCAAGGGCCACCCGATAACAGATGACAACGAGGCAGACGCGCTGGCGCTTTTACATTGGGCATTGGAGGTTCAATCATGTTGATGACTATTTTCTGGGCTGTCGCGCTGATGCTGCTGGGCGCTTTCCTAGCCCTTGGAGTGCTGTTTGTGATGCTGATGTACTTGGAGGTGGATTGATCATGCATGTCAGCTACGTCAAATTGTTCCGCGATGACGAAGGCGCTGTCTGGGATACCCAAGAGGCCAACGGCGAGATCCGCAACTTCCAGCACCAGATTGAGCTGCTCAAGCACGCGCTTGAACGCGAGATGAACACGGTGGCCGACCTGCGTGAGCTGCTCAACACAGTACGCAGGATTGCCTACGAACTAAACGAAGAGATATTGAAGGACACCGATGCCAAGACCCAAGAGTGAGATTACAGGCAAGCAGATCAGCATCGCGGTGCGGGTCACTGCCAGCCAGAAGGATGCATTCAAGCAGCTGGGCGGTGCCGCTTGGCTGCGCAAGCAGTTGGCTGATGAGATGCAAAAGAACTGGCAGGAAAAGCAGACTGGCTTTGGCGCAAGGATCATCAACCGTGTCTTTGGCAGATGAGCTGGCCTGCCCACAATGCGGCAGGGTTCACCCAGATGCCAAGCTCATCACGCTGCCAGACGGGACCAGCGTGGGCAGCTACAGCATGGAGTACCGCGCCTACACCGAGGCCAAGTGGGTGCTTGACACCTTGCCAGTCACGGTCAACAGACGGCGCAAGAAGACACCGCAGATCAGCCGGCGGGAATACATCTTGGGCGTACAGGACAGGCGCGGCCAAGCCGCGGCCAATGAGCTGGCAGCCAACGTCACCAAGCTATGGAAGGCATCCAAGTGAACGCGATGACTGAGCCAGTCCACTTCAACATGCCCAAGCGGCCAAGGATCAAGGAGCAGGCACCCGTACCTGACCAGCGCAAGATCGCTGTCATCCCGATCCGAGCATGCACCGACAAGCAGCTGACACCCGGCATGATCAGGTCATTCCTCCTGATCTGCAGCTACATGAACCGGTCTGGCATCACTTGGGTTGGCCAAAAGACCATGGCAGACAAGCTCGGCATCAGCCAGCAAGCCATCAGCAAACACCTTGTCAAGCTGACCAAGGCAGGCTACCTTGAAGTACTCAAGAAGCCCATGCCCGGCGCAAGGCACACCACATGGCGTGTCATCTTCGACCCAACCATCAGCGCAGAGGACGCAGTCAGCATCACCAGCGCCATCGAAGACACAAGGCCACCCTACATGAAGGAGCAGCAAGCAATGGAAGCAGACAAACCAGATCCAGAGGGCCAACGCAGAGTCGCCCGCGAAGTAAGCAAAGTACTCAAGCAACCAATCAAGAGGTATAAAACCATGCCCAAAGCAAACGAAACAGTCACAGTCAAGAACATGAAAGCAGCCATCCAAAAGGCACAATCAAAGGGATCGCAGGCACAACCCCCAGAGGTTGTACAACAAGACAGCAAACAGGCACAACCAGCGCCTGTGGATAACTCTGTCCAGATACAACCTGAAGGGGTTTATGGCACAACCTCTGAGGGTTGTATAAAACAAAGGAACAAGACAACATGTGAAGAAGTTAACTTAAAAGAAGAAGACAACATGTCTGTTCTGCACAACCAAGATCTGCAACAACTTGTCAGCGAAGGCATGACAGCACAGCAGATCAGGGAAGCGCTGGACACCCTGCTGCCGCTGTACCAAGCCGAGGGTATCAAGCCCAGCAGCCATGTCCTGATGGCAGGGATCCGGCAACTGGCGGCAGATGCCCGATGACTGGATGCCCCGCCAAGCCACGACAGCAGGCCTTGCTGGCGCGATCAAGGGTAGGTTGGTACGCAGGTAGCCAGTCAGCTACTCAGCGCCTTGTAGAGCTTGTGATCAACCCTGTCTATCCACCATTCCAGCGTATGGGTTTTGTACAGGCTCGGCGCATCAAGGGGTGTCTGGCTGCTGGCAGGCGTAGGCCTCAACATATATGCGCCAGCGGGTGCGCAGGCGACCCGCCCACGGTGACGCGCAAGGAACGCGACCCTTGCCCCCCCACCCCACACCGTAGCGTGCGGGGGCCATCCCGAAATTTTCCCTAGTTTTTCAACGACAATGATGTAAAGGACTTTTATGACAAACGATAACGAGATCAAGCCTAGTGAGGGCAAGGCGTGGAAGAACGCTGAGAAGACTGAGGCGTGGCATGGTGACTACAAGGGCACGTTTGTGATGCCTGATGGCACGAAGCACTTCCTTGATGTCTACGTCAACAAGAAGCCTGACGGCGGGGTCTGGTTCAAGCTCAAGGTTGGCAAGCCCAAGATGAGCAGCTCTGGTGCTGGGTCTGCTGCGCCTGTGTTTGCTGCTGCTCCCCAGCCGCAGCCAAAGGCTGTGGTGCCAGACAATGACGACGATATACCGTTCTGATGGAGGCCGATATGAACGACACACCAGCATTTCCTTTAAACACACCTAAATGGCACGAAGCAGTTTCTGATAAGGGGTTTGATGGCATTGATTTCACAATGGGCATGACCCTGCGCGACTACTTTGCAGCGCGGGCTATGCAATCAATGCTTAACGCTGGCATTTCCTCTGCCCACTATGAAGAAGACGCAGTGCAGGCTTATGCGGTGGCAGACGCAATGATGAAGGCCCGCGATGGCGAGTAGACCTAAACAGTCAACCGTGATCCCTCCCCTGACCAACTGGGGTGGGGTGAGGTCTGTGCAGCGCAGGCTGGACCGCAGCTCAACACTGGTGGCCAACAAGGAGGCCGTGGCTTATGCGTTGCTGAGCATGGCCAACACCAAGCTGACAGACATCATGTCGTGGGATGAGGCTGGCAACGTGACGGTGAAGAGGTCTAGCGATATACCAGAGCACGCGCTGCATGCGATCAAGTCAATCAAGGTCAACAGCAAGAAGGACTCTGAGGGCAATGTGTACTCCACGCTGGACATTGAGTTGTATGACAAGGTGGGTGTCTTGAGGTTGCTGGCCAAGGCAAGTGGACTGCTGGACAACCCTGATGACGAAAACAAGCCGTCTGTGATTGATATCAATGTTGTTGCGCCACGGGGAGAAGCATGATTGAAGTATTGAAACAGATGTATCAACTGTTGCTCACTGAGCCTCATGCGCCAGCAGTTTGTGACCAGCTTGAAGTTATTTTGCGCCAAGCCATCAAAGAGTGGGAAAGCCAAGAGCCTGTGGAGTTGCCTTGTTGCGGCTACACGGATGCAAGCGCAATTAAGTGGAATTCGTTTAACGGCGTTGTGCAATGCCACAACTGTGGGCAGACCTATACCCCACCACAGCGCACATGGGTAGGGCTCACAGATGATGAGATTAGGTTAATTGCATGGGGTGATTTTGGCGTTGATCAAGAAAAACACTTGGCAGAGGTTTTGCCACTTGTCCGAGCCATTGAGTCCAAGCTGAAAGACAAGAACCATGTGGCGCAAGAGGCAGATTAGACAACTGGAGCAAGAAGATGAGCCGTACCAAAGAGATGTCCGACAAGACCGTGCCGGTGGCTGGCCTGAACCTAGACTTCAGCGAGTCGCCGGTGATCTACGACTTTATCCAGTCCAAGAACTTTGTGCAAGGGATCATGGGGCCGGTGGGGTCGGGCAAGAGCTATGGCTGCGCGGCCAAGATCTTCATCAAGGCGGTGCAACAAAAGCCAAGCCCGATTGACAACGTCAGGTACAGCAGGTGGGCGATTGTCAGAAACAGCTACCCCATGCTGAAAACCACGACCATCAAGACATGGCTGGATCTGTTCCCAGAGGGGACTTTTGGCCCCATGCTGTGGACACCGCCTATCACCCACCACATCCGGCTGCCTGCCCGTGAGGGCGCAGCTGGCATTGACTGCGAGGTGATATTCCTGGCACTGGACCAGCCCAAGGATGTGCGCAAGTTGCTGTCTTTGGAGCTCACAGGCGCTTGGGTTAATGAGGCGCGTGAGCTGCCCAAGGCCGTCATTGATGGCTTGACCCACCGGGTTGGCCGATACCCTACCAAGCGCGATGGCGGGGCTACTTGGCACGGGATCTGGATGGACACCAACCCCATGGATGATGACCATTGGTGGCACAGGATGGCTGAAAAGGAGAAGATGACTGGTGCCTATGCGTGGAAGTTCTTCAAGCAGCCCGGCGGTGTGGTGCCCGTGGACGTTGAGAACCTGCCCGACATGCCAGAGGCCAACGATCACATTTTCGCAAGTGGTAAATGGTGGAAGGTCAACCCCAAGGCCGAGAATATCCACAACCTGCCGCCCGGCTACTACCAGCAGATGCTGCTTGGCAAGAATCTGGACTGGATTCGCTGCTATGCCGGTGGCGAATACACCTATGTGCAAGAAGGCAGGCCTGTTTGGCCAGAGTATGAGGACTCAACCATGTCGGGTGAGACTGAAATTGAGCCCAATGTGCCCATACAGGTCGGGCTTGACTTTGGATTGACCCCAGCGGCCACCATTGGCCAGCGCTTGCCCAACGGCAGGTGGCTGATTCACCAAGAAATCGTGACCTTTGACATGGGACTGGAGCGCTTTGGCCACCAGTTGCTGGCTGAACTGAACCAGCGCTACCCCAATCACCAAGTAATGATCTGGGGCGACCCAGCAGGCATGGCCAGAGATGCGATATATGAGGTCACAGCCTTTGATTACCTCAAAACCTTGGGGCTGCGAGCACAACCCACGGCCAGCAACGACTTCAAGGTGCGCCGTGAGGCCTCGGCTGCACCTATGCAACGACTGATCACCGGCAAGCCGGGGCTTATTGTCAACCGTGAGTGCAAACTGCTGCGCAAAGCGCTGGCCGGTGGCTACCACTTCAAGCGGGTGGCGGTCGGGGCTGGCCAAGAGCGCTTTCGGGACGCACCAAACAAGAACGAGCACTCACACATTGGTGACTCCTTTGGCTACCTGATGCTTGGCGGCGGTGAGTACAACCGCATGACCCGCACCCACCAGCTCGGTGGCCGACCCATGGGGCAGTCCAGCGCCAGCACCGACTTTGATGTGTTTGCATGAGTTATATATCGCCACGATATACAGTAATTGCCCCTTGTACAAAGTTCAATAGAATCTATTGATATGAGTACAGACAACATTCAATTGCCTGAGATCAAGCACCACTTTTCTGATGGCTTGTATGCCAAGCAGATAAGTCTGCCGCAGCATCACTACATGGTGCAGCACAAACATGTTTATGACCACATAAGCATTCTTGCTGAAGGTTGGGTGGTTGTGACGGTTGATGAAGTTGAGACTGAATATCACGCGCCGGCCTGCATAAACATTGCTGCCGGCAAAAGCCATGAGGTAACAGCGGTGACAAACAGCGTGTGGTTTTGTATTCACGCGACTGATGAAACAGATGTTGAAAAAGTTGATCAAGTTTTAATAAGGAGTTAGGTATGGCGTTAATTGCATTTGCCGTTCTTGCAGGATCTGCCTACACAGCCAATGAGGGTCGCAAGGCTCGCAGGGATGCTGAAAACCAACAAGCAAAAGCTCTTTTGCAGCAGCAAGCCGACCAAGCGGCCATGCGTCTTGAGTTGTCCAAGCAGACTGCCGAGTACGCCAAGCAAGGCGCGTCCCTTGAGCAGCAAGCAGAACTGGCTCGCCAGCAGTTTGAGACTTCTCAATCTCAATACGCCAGCAACAAGTTGGAGATGGAGAAGAAGGCCAAAGAAGTGCAAGCCGCTGCTGACGAAGAGCGCCGCAAGGCCGCAGCAGCCGAAGCATCTGCGCTCAAAGCTCGCACCCGTGGTGGGCGCAGGTCGCTGCTCTCAGGTGAGCGCATGGATGCAGAGCTTGGTGTGGCCACAACCTTGAATGGTAGCGGGATGGGGTTGAACTGATGGCAACCCTACCCCAATTCAAACAGCGCCAGATCGCACGGCGCAGTACATCTGACATTGACCGGCTGGCCAAGCAGTACAAATCCAACATCGATACGCTGACTGGCGATTACCAAACAGCGTTCACTGGCTATCAAGCTGAGAGTGCTGCAAAGATGAAGCCGTTTGAAGAGGCCTCGGCAAAGTACGGGAAAGACCTCGCTGACTACACCTCAAATGTGGCTACACCATACAAAACGGCGCTCAGTGAATATCAAAAAAACAGCGAAACATATCTAAAGCAATTGGGTGAAATTGCGTCTGGATCAAAAGACAAGTTTTCAAAAGTCACAAGGGAATTAGTTAAAAGAGGCGGTCAAAGAGTTTATGAGTATAAATTTACCAACCCATTTACTGGGGTAGTTACACCGTATAGCCAAGAGCTATTTACAAATCCTAATAAATTTGGGTTTGCGGAGGTCTTAGGCCCAGATGAAGCTGGTCGTCGTGGCACAAACGATTACTTGTTTAGACCGCTGCCAGAAGGCAAGGCCCCAACTGCACCAGATAAGCCCGCCGCATTTGCGGGCGTAAAGCCAGAGGCACCAGAGATTGGTGAATTTGACACGACACAGTTTGCTGCCAAGAAGACCGCAGCAGAAGACACATTTAAGCGTGAGGTCGGCGAGCGCCGCGCATCTAAGTTGGGTGCCGTGTCTCGCAAGATGAATAGACCATTACTTTCAAAGGAGAGACAGACATGATGAACAAGAAAATGCAAGAGCAAGCAACAAAGAAGATGCGCGAATACTCAAACAAAGGCAGCTCACAACCAGCCAGCAAGCCCATGCCAGTGCGCGGTCAACGCACCGCCACCAACGCAATGAGCAAAAAGAAATGAAAGAAGTCTGGGACAAGCCACGGCCTAAAGATCTTGGCAAGCCAAAAGAGCTGTCTTCTCAAGACAAGCGCAGCGCCATGCGCCGTGCCGCCAAAGCAGGCCGCCCTTACCCCAACTTGATCGACAACATGGCTGCGGCGCGAGACAAGAAGTGAGCAAATACAAAGATCCAGAGGGTGGTCTGACTGAAGCCGGAAGGCGCAAGTTTGAAAGCTCTGGTGAAAGCAAAAACCTACAGCCGGGTGTCAAAGACAAGAGCCCAGCAGGCCAAGCGCTGCGTCGAAAGGGATCTTTCCTGACCCGCTTCTACACCAATCCAAGCGGGCCGATGGTGGATGACAAGGGCAAGCCAACCCGGCTGGCGCTGGCAGCAAATGCTTGGGGTGAGTCGGTGCCGCGCACAGCTGGCGCAGCTTCAAGGCTGGCAGCAAAGGGTCGCAACCTGCTGGAGAAGTACGAATTGCAAAAGGATTGATGATGGAATACGACAAAACAACACCGGGCGGCATGCGTCTGACACCAGAGCAAATCCTCAAGCGGCAGGTGGCCGCGCAATCCAAGAAAGACGAATTCCAGCAGCTTTACCAAGATGCCTACGAGTTTGCCCTGCCCCAGCGCCAGCTATACGGTGTGTGGGAAGGTGGCGCTACAGGCAGCAAGAAGATGCAGCGCGTCTTTGACTCAACCGCCATCAACTCTACTCAGCGCTTTGCCAACAGGTTGCAGTCTGTGGTGTTCCCGCCCCAGCGTAAGTGGGCAAAGCTTGAGGCCGGCAGCGATATCCCAGAGGATCGCAAGCAGCAAGCCCAAGCAGTGCTTGAGGTCTACCAAGACAAGATGTTCACCATGCTGAACCAGTCCAACTTTGACATCGCCATGGGTGAGTTTCTTTTGGACTTGGCCGTTGGCACCGCTTGCATGATGGTGCAGCCCGGCGACGATGTGCAGCCACTTAACTTCATCCCCGTGCCCCTGTTCTTGGTGAGCTACGAGGAAGGTGCCAACGGCCAAGTGGACAATGTCTACCGCCGCATGCGCATGAAGGGTGAGTCCATCCAGCGCCAGTGGCCAGACGCGGATATATCAGACGATCTAAAGCGCCGCATAGAGAACAAGCCGACTGATGATATTGAGTTGCTTGAGGCCACGATCTATGACCACAAGCGTGGCGACTACTGTTACCACGTTATCGACAAGGTATCTAAGACGGAGATTGTTTACCGCCGCCGCAAGATGAGCCCGTGGGTGATCAGCCGGTACATGAAGGTGGCTGGCGAGATCTATGGCCGTGGCCCATTGATGACTGCCCTGCCCGACATCAAGACGCTGAACAAGGTCAAAGAGTTGCTGCTCAAGAACGCATCGCTGGCCGTGGCTGGTGTCTACACCGCCGCAGATGATGGTGTGCTTAACCCCAACACTGTCAAGATTGTGCCGGGAGCCATCATCCCAGTGGCTCGCAATGGCGGCTCACAAGGCCCTGCCCTGCTGGCCCTGCCCCGCTCTGGCGACTTCAACGTGTCCCAGCTAGTGATCAACGACATGACACAAAGTATCAAGCGGATCTTGCTGGATGAGTCGCTGCCACCTGACAACATGAGCGCACGCTCGGCCACCGAGATCGTCGAGCGCATGAAGGAGTTGGCCCAGAACCTTGGATCTGCCTTTGGCCGCTTGATCAACGAAACCATGATCCCCGTCACGGCCAAGATCTTGGAAGTCATGGATGAGCGTGGCCTGATCGACATGCCGCTGCGGGTCAACGGGCTGGAAGTCAAGGTTACCCCAGTGGCCCCGCTGGCCATGGCGCAAAACATGGAGGAAGTCAACTCCATCATGCAGTACATGCAAATTGCTCAGAGCTTGGGCACCGACGGCCAGCTGGTCATCAAGACCGACATTCTGGTGGACTACCTTGCCGACAAGCTGGGTGTGCCTGCAGCCGTGCGCAACACCGCAGCCGAGCGAGCCGTGCTTATGGAAGAGATGCGCAATCAACAACAGCAGCAAGCTATCGCACAAGCTATGGCCATGCAGGCCCAAGCTGGTGCCGGCATGCAAGCACTACCAGCACCTATGGAGGCAATGTGATGGACTACGGCAACAGACAAGACGGCGAAGCTAAAGGCATGGGGTTCTTTGGCGAGCTAAAGCGCCCAGATGGCGGCGTATCCACAGAGATATCTGTGGGTGTTGGTGTGAATGGCAAGGAGATGGAGATCCCATTGATTGTCCCAACCCTTACCAAGAAAGAGCTGAATTACCTTTTAAGCACAGACATAAAAGGCAAAAGTTTTTTCAACAATTTACCGCCATCAATCATGGACAAAGCCTACGAACACGCGCAAACACGCATGAAGTCGGGCATGTCACCCTTTGCTGGGCCTGATGAAGTTATGCAGCCCCCCGCCAAATGAGCTGGGAAGAACTAGAGGCCATCGGCCAGCCCAGCGACATCCGCGAGGTTGACCAAAAGCGCGAGGACTTGGCCAAGCTGACGCTGCGGGTGTTTGGCTCTGAAGATGGTCAGAAGCTGCTGCAATGGTTGCAGCACATGTATGTGAATGTGCCCATCGCCGTACCGGGCACAGACCCCTCATACGCATTCTTTGCTGAAGGGCAAAGGACAGTGGTGAGGGACATTGAGGTGCGGATTAACTCAGCAAGGAAACTATGAACGACACAGCAACCGTCGAGCCCGGTGCAACCGGCCTACTTGACAACGTGCAAGTAAGTGACGAAACCAAGCCAGACAATCCACAAGCGGTCGAAATCGACCACAAGGCAGTGCAGGCAGATGCACCAACGCCCGATGATCCACTTGAGCGGCCAGACTTCTGGCCAGAAAACTTCTGGAAGAAAGACTCCAACGAGCCCGACCTAGAAGGCATTGCAAAATCCTGGTCGGATCTGCGTAAGCAAATCAGCCAAGGCAAGCACAAAGCGCCAGCAGACGGCAAGTACGACCTTAAAGCCTTTGGCGAAGAGGCAGACACAAACGCCATAGCCACGACCTTGTCTACATGGGCCAAGGAAAACAATCTGTCGCAGGCTGCGTTTGACGATCTAGCCAACAACCTCCAGACACAAGCGCGAGAAATCATGCAGGGCGACATGGTTGACCCGGCTGTTGAGATGAAGCAGTTAGGCCCCAACGGCGGCGCGATTGTGAACGGGATGGTGGACTGGGCTCGCGGCTTGGTCAACAAGGGTGTCTGGTCAAAAGATGATTTTGAGGAATTCAAGATTATGGGCGGCACCGCTCGCGGCATCACCGCTCTAATGAAGGTGCGCGAGGCCTATGAGGGCAGGGTGCCAACCCAGAGCGCACCGCTTGAAGGCGCACCCAGCAAGGACGAGCTCTATCAAATGGTCAACGATCCACGCTACAAATCCGACCCCGGCTACCGCAACAAGGTAGAAAAGATGTTTCAATCGAACTTTAAATAATCTCTCTAAGGCAAGCAGTTGCCCTTTGACCCAGCTTCGGCTGGGTCTTTTTTGTACAACAGTCAAGCACCCCTATTGCTTTTATCAAAAAAGTCATACAATCCGGCCAAGGCCTACCGGGCAACCGACCCTTACCGCAGTGGATGCTGACGATTGGCTGGCGATACCAGCAAGCATTCGGCCCTGACTATCAGGCTTACCGGCGCGAGAACCCTGTTTTTAATTAACCGAATGAGGTATCCCAATGAGCATTTCTTTAAGCAATGCCTTCGTTACTCTCTTCGACGCGGAAGTCAAACAAGCCTACCAAGGTATGGCAAAGTTGGTTCCGGCGGTTCGCCAGCGTCGTGGAGTCGAAGGTTCAACTGTTAAGTTCCCCAAAGTAGGCAAGGGTGTCGCAACTATTCGCGTCCCCCAAACCGATGTCACACCTCTGAATGTTGCATTTAGCTCAGTCACTTTGACTTTGGCTGACTACAACGCAGCAGAGTACTCTGACATTTTTAGCCAAGCCAAGGTCAACTTCGATGAGCGCCAAGAATTGGTGCAAGTTGTTGCTGGCGCTATGGGCCGTCGCCAAGATCAGATGATCTTAGATGCACTTACCGCATCTAGCACCAGCTTGACCGTCAGCAATGACATTGGTGGCACAGACTCCAACATGAACATTACCAAGCTGCGCGAAGCTAAGCGCTTAATGGACAAGAACAATGTTCCACCCGATGGCCGCAACATCATCATTCACGCAAATGGCTTGGCCAACTTGCTGTCTGAGACTAGCGTGACCAGCTCCGACTTCAACAGCGTTAAAGCGCTGGTGCAGGGCGAGCTCAACACCTACTTGGGCTTCACGTTCCATGTCTTGGGTGACCGCTCTGAAGGCGGCTTGGCTATTGATGCCTCACTTGATCGCAGCTGCTTTGCATTCCACAAGGATGCAGTTGGCTATGGTGAAGGTATCGCCATGAGAACCGAGATCAACTATGTAGCGGAAAAAACGTCTTGGTTGGTCAACGAAATCTTCAGTGCTGGCGCTGTTGCGATTGACGATGAAGGTATCGTCAAGATCACCTGCCGTGA